ACTTCGGCATGCAGCTTGGTCTTGAGAGTGCCCAGCAGATGTTGCGTGATGCTATTCCCAGTGCGGTAAAGAGCGTCTTCGGAGTGCCCAGCACGAATGCGTTGGAGTCACTGGTTGGAGCGACACAAAAAGGCTCGCCACTCGCCGACCTCTTTAGTGGTTTTGGCAAAGAGGCTGCCGACTTGACCACAAAGGCGCTTGTGTCGGGCGTGACGAATGGTGATAATCCTCGTGTAATTGCAAAGGGTGTGCAGGATGCGCTAGGAGTGTCGCGACAAAGAGCACTGGTCATCACCCGCAATGAGGCACTGCGATGCTATAAGAGTGCGGCACTCGAAACATATCGGGCAAATGATGACGTCTGTGGTAGCTGGATATGGATTTGTGATTTATCAGATAGAACATGTCTGGCTTGTATTTTGCTCAACGGGACAGAACACCCATTATCTGAAGATATGCAAAGCCATGTATGCTGTAGATGTTCACCTTCGCCTAAAACGCGTAGTTTTGCGGATATTTTAGGTGATCTGGGGATAAGCAGTGATAGCATTGAAGAGACAAGCTTGTCTCTTCCATCGGGGGAAGACTGGTTTATGCAGCAATCAGAAGAGACGCAAAAGGCAATATTTAATTCAAATAGCGCATACGATTTATGGAAATCTGGGGATGTATCGCTGCAAGATTTCATCGGCTATAATCACGATAAGGCGTGGGGAACCTCAGTTAGAATAAAGTCAGTGAAAGAGTTGGTGAAATAAATGATACACAAGGACATACTAGAGAATGCAGTAGCCTACTATCAGCCTCCTATTGTGACGCTCCAATGCTACGGCAAAGAGAAGAACTTTGGAGAGTACCATATAGAGACTGGTGATTTTTAAATCACAGACGCTTCTATGATGGATATCGAGTCTGAGAAACTCATGCAATATCTTGAAGAGCACAAGCCGCTTGGCTCACATATCCTCTTTGGTGTTCCCAGGGAGGTGTACGAGCTGAGCGAGAAGTTTAGATATGTGAGAGACATGTGAAATAATGAGAAAGAGAAACTTCCTCTATGAGGCTTTTATACAGGCTGGTGGAATGCGACTCGAAGAGGCAATGGAACAAGCATGCAAGCTTTTTGCCAAGGAGTCGACACCAGGAACGGCAATACGTCCCGTTGTCGACTCTACTGCTACCGTGATCAACGATGACGTGAAAGCGTTGCCAGAACCGAAGGAGAGTGAATCTTGAGCGACCATCAAGAGGGTGGCACCGTAACAATAACCGCAACCGGTAAAGTCTCGCAAAAGACAACGTCTGGCTACATTGTCACGATACATGGCGTGGATGTTCCATTTGTGCAAATCGGTGTGCCCACACAAGAACTCGCACAGAAGATACTTGACATGATTGAACAAGCTAAGCAGAAAACTGAGACTGCACGCCAGAGAGGCTGGATGGGAATTATAGTAGATACGTTGGATCATTTCATAGAAGAGATCGAAGAGCTATGTCAGGAGGAAGTGAATAAGCAATGAATAGGCTCACCAATCTGTCATTCAAGGATGTACAAGAAGTATTGGCGATGGCACGCAACGAGAATACAATGCCCGGCCTTTTTCATTGGCTGAAGGAGCTTAATCGCGAGGATGAAGAGATTATCGACATTCTTGTGAAGCCAATACCAGCCAACAGCAAAATTTTTGATGCATCACTTATATTTTCGGATGAGGCAACCGCGCAAAGGCAGTTCTCTAAAAAAGAGTTGGCAGGACGTAATGAGGAGCTTTTTATAGTAGTAGGCACAATACAATCTATCAGGTTTTATTGTGTCGCGTGTCATAAATTACTTACGATCAAACGAATGGATGACCAGAGTATACAAAGCGGTGTGTTTTGCCATGAGGGGTGCGATGAGTCCTATTATATCAATTGGGATGATGGGATATTGAAAAGAGTAAAGAACAAGGAGCAGCAAAACCAATGATATGGCTACGCATACTCTATGCAATCGCCGCTCTGACCGGTGCAATCGTAGCAATACGAGACGCGGTAAAGGGGCGCAATTCATTGATGTTGTCGTTCGCTTGGATTAGGAGGAAGCATCGAGGTTAAGAAATGTTAACCTCGGCAGTGAAATATTAACCATAAAGGAGCACAAACAAATGAACGATAAAACAAGACCGATCTTAACCGCCATCAATGGCACGCCAGCTAAGATACTCTACAAGTCAACGATGATGCAAGATGCACTCTATGTGCAATGCATGACATCAATTGGAGAAGTAGCGTATGTTCCGCTTACGGAGATATTCAAGATGTTTACTGAGGAGATGGCAAAGCAGGCACGGCTGCAGGAAGGATTGAGACAATGAATGAAGAGCAGATCTACATCTTTGATGAGTGTGTGCCTTTCGAGGAAGATGACTGGAAAAGGCTCATGCAAGCGCTACATGGGCACCGCAAGAGGATTGAAGAACTTAGTATGATTCCACAGGAGGTCTTACAAACGGCTATGAGCGATTTCATGTCTGTTGAGCAACTGCAAGGGCTTACTAGGCGTCGAAAGCTAATGCATGGCGAATGGCTTGGCCCTACGCCTGCTCAGGAGCGCGAGGCGGAAATAGCACAGCAGTATCACGAGAGTTGTGATGCCTATGATGCACGCGTGTGTACTGGTGTGTCACCTCGTAGCGGTGAACCCATGCCGATTAGTGATCATGAACAAGCAGCTAGTAGTAGGCATGCACAAGAAGTACGTCGGCATCTCACCGCAGAATATGGTCTCACTGATACGGAGTTTCACCGGATCATTACGAGACATAATAGGAGCAGGGGCGACCTATCGAATGCAATGGCGTCCATTTTACCTGGCCCTACACCCGTCTTGCCTCCATATGAAGGATGATATTGCACCGACAATGTCCTTGACAATGTTATAAGAATGAGATTACAATTATGGCAGAAGATACAAACGTTCCATCAGGCGAGATGCAAGGCGGAACTTCGAACCCCAAGGGAGAGATACCCACAACACCACCGGCAACTGGAGAGATACCAGGAACCACACCGCCACCAACAGAATCTCTTGAAGATATCAAGAGAGAGCGCGAAACCCTCAGGGCCGCACTCAAAAGCGTAAACAAGGAGTCAGCCAGCCACCGCATAAAAGCGGAGGAATTGGATAGACTGAAAGCAGAGCAAGAAGCTGCTACTCTTAATGAAACACAGAAGCTCCAAAAGCAACTGGAAAAAGTCCAAACGGACCATGCGAATGTCGTTAAGGAATTGCAGCAAACAAAGCTCACACACGCGGTTTCGCTAGCTGCACAAAAACTTGGCTTTTATGATCCCAGTGATGCCATTGCAAATATCGATCAATCTCAACTCGATGAGAATTTTTCCAATGTGGAGGGCCTTCTCAAGCAAGTCCTGAGCAAGAAACCACATCTGGCATCCACAGGTAAACCCGTTGCGCTAACATCAGGAGGCGCGACGAACCCGCCAAATTCACAAACAAGCGGCGAGATCACAGAACAGTACCTGCAAGATGTGACGAACGGAAAGATTGACTGGAATACGCTCACAAAAGAGCAAAAAACAAAAATACATCAGGAGCTAGCAAAGCGCACGCATTTCTAGTATAACAAAATAACCGTTTTTAGCACCTTTTGACCGCTCTCTACAAGCGAGAAAGGCCCTAATGAGTCTCAACCATTTTATCGCCGAAATATGGTCTGGACAGATATTGAATGCGCTTCAAAAGACCCTTGTCTATGGAGCATTGTTCAATGATGACTATCAAGGCGACCTTACCGGAAAATCGCTAGGAGATACAGTACGTATCAATGCGTTTGGTACCATTACTGTTCGATCCTACGCAAAAGATACCGCAATTAGTGCACCTGAGGTTCTCAGTGATGCACAAACGACCTTAACGATATCTCAGGCCAAATACTATAATTTTGCCATTGATGATGTCGATAAGGCACAACAGAACCCCAAGGTGATGGGTCCTGCCGCCGCATGGGCTGCATACAGCGTAAAAGACGTGATGGATCAATACTTTGCGGGCTTTTACACTGATGCGCCGTCTGCTAATCTCATTGGCTCCTCTAGCTCTTTCACGACTCCTGATGTGCCGACCTATGACAAAATTGGAGCCGGACACAACGTCTACGACTACCTCGTGTTGCTTGGGCAGCTGCTCGACCAGTCACTTACCCCTGAGCAGGGCCGTTGGGCCGTCATTCCTCCTTGGGGCGCTTCCTTCCTCAAGATGGACCCACGCTTTACTGGCTACAACACCGACGCAGGACGCGCTACGATCATGAGCGGAAAACTTGATGCCAGTGGCGGGCAAGCGGAAGACGGCTATGTAGGGATGATCGATTCTATGTCTGTTTATAAGTCGGTCAATGCGCCACATCTTGGCGGCACAACCGGCATAGCAGGATCACAAGATGTCTTTATGGCTGGACATCGAATCGCACTCACAAAAGCCGTCGGTCTAAACGAGGTTGAAGCCTATAGGCATCCAAACTACTTTAGCGATGCCATAAAGGCATTGACCCTCTACGGCGCGAAAACCGTTCGTCCTGCCCAGCTCGCTGTCGCGTACTTGCAGCATCCATAGGAGGTGATACATGGCAAGAGACGCGGTAGCTTATGTAAGCCTCGTGAACGATAACGTGACGGATATACCAGCCGGTACAGCGGTCAACACGACCAATGGCGCAATCATTGCAGTGCCACGCGTGACGACACCGGGAGCGGCTGATTCGATAGATCGAATGTTGCTCTATGTGACCAATACAGCAGGATCTGACAAAACTGTGACAGTCAAGGCCGGCGTGGGCACGACGGCTTCAGCTCGTGGAGGGACTGGTGATCTTGCAGTGACGTGCAAAACGGCTACGGGTGGGTGCCTCATCGGGCCACTTGACTCAAATCGGTTTGCACAAGCGGATGGGTCGGTGTGGGTGGACTATGCGTCAGGCCTGACCGGTGCGCTGACCGCTTTTATGTTGCCGAGTCGGAGGTGATGAATGTCCAGAACACAAATTCCGCTCACCACGCTTACACACAACGGAATAACTGACATACCAACCGGTACCGCCATTGACCAAGGCAACGGCATGTACATCGATCTAACAACGACTGCCATGCCAGCCGGCCCCGCGTCCGAGGACCTCACGATCCTGGTAGAAACGACCAATGGAGCTGACAAAACCGTCACGATCAAGGCCGGTTCGGGTGGCGGCGCAACCGCTGGTGCTGCATTTCGCTCACCATTTGGGGATCTCACTTTGACGGCTAAGGCCTCAAAAGGTGGTGGCATCATTGGTGGCCTGGAATCATCGCGTGTCATGCAAGCGAATAACCAGATTTATCTCGATTTTCAATCTGGCATTACCGGTTGGATTACTGTACTTGCCGACACTGAACATCAGTAGGAGGACATTGTGACCGCACATAGTACGCAAATTCCACTCTCGACACTTACGAGCGGCGCAGATCTAAACGACGCGGGTACCACTATCGATGTCACCAATGGCATGTACATCGATATGACGAGCACTGCTATGCCAGCGATTAATGGGACAGAGGATTTGATTCTCTATGTCACGAATACCGCCGGTGCAACGAAAACCGTAACCGTTAGGGCTGGTGTAGGTGGAGGAGCAACGGCTGGTCAGGCTTTTAGGTCTGGATTAGGGGATTTTACGACTGGCAACTTATCCGCTACGACTGGCAACGCTTTTATCGGTCCGTTCGACTCATCAAGGTTTATGCAACTGAATGGTCAAATCTACCTAGATTTCGCTTCAAGCATGACCGGTAAAGTGTGGGCCATTTTAGTGCCTAGAACGCCAATTTAAGGAGAAAAACCATGCTTTCACCAATGGCCGAAGGAGGCCAATGGCTACGTGCTCCACACGACGCGCCACCTGTCTATCTTGCGCCCAAGCAGCGTGAAGCCCATCTTAAGCGGCTTGTTGGCGATGGTTGGATGCCTTGCGATGATCCAAGACAAGACCAGCCACAAGCAGTAGTAGAGCCTGTAATCGGTCCTGAAGTTGCATTGCAAGCAAGGATTGATCAGTTAGAGGCGCAGCTTCAACAAGTTTTAGCAATGTTTGCAGTGAAGAACGGGCAAGACGATGCCACTCAGATCAACGATGTCAGCACACATAGCGAAGATTCGCACGATGATCAACGACCCAAGCGCAACAAGGCAATTCGACGATCAGACGATACAGGATCAACTTGATCAAAATCGTGATGACATCTATATGTTGCCGTTGGACAGTGCGCCGCTTATCGTGAATGCTCCAAGCACGAACAATGTGCCGAGCATGATCTTTGCTGATTTCTACAGCACTGGCTATGAATGGTGGGAGGCTGACGTAGTTCTACAAGGCAATTCAGGAGGCCAGGCGTGGATACCGCTTGCTCCTGTAGTCAGTGAGCCTATTGTGGGCCATTGGGCATTTGAGCGAAACACGCTCTTTACTGGGACATTTCCGGGGCAGTATCCTCCCGTCTTTTGTACTGGCAAAATTTACGACATTTTTGCTGCAAGCGCTGATTTGCTCGAAATGAAAGCTACTGCATTATCACTGAGTGTCACGGACTTCTCAACTGATGGTCAATCATTCAAGTCGTCGCAAATCATCGACAATATCAGAAAAGCAGCAATGAACTACAGGAGACTCGCAAAGCCAAAAAATATGAAGATGGTGAGGCGAGACGTAGCGCCTGAAATGGACAGCAAGAGTGCGCCCGTCCTTGGTGGCAATAGTGGATTTGGAGGATTGTACTAAATGGCTGGATTGCTCTCTGATGCACAGATTGCATTTTATACGACAACGATAAAAAGATCCCTGGACCAGTCGTTGCCTCTATCTCGCAAGTCGAGCACGAAGACAACGGACACAAGCGGTCACGACACGACACCACTAGCAAGCGTTGGTGACATCGATTGCACCGTGTCCAAGCCGACCGCTAGCCAGTTGCAGCTCTACGCCAGTGTTATCGGCTCACAACGCGCCGTGATGCTACGTGTTATGGCAACCGATGATGTGAGGCAAGGCGATGTGGTGGCGTATGACGGTCATGATTGGACTATTCATGTTGTTGAGAATGCAGAATCGTATTCATGGACTAATGATTATCTAGCGATTGTGATCATATGAGCGAATATTTTAATAATTGGGGGGACATTGCAGAGGCCCTTGTAAAAGCGCAATCGCAAGTAATTAAAAAAGCTGCTTTTGACTGCCAAGCGCAAATTCAAGCAGAAATCAGCAGTCAGCACTTAGTTGATACTGGGTTTATGAAAAATGCCGTGTATGTCGTCACGAGCGAAGAGAGCACGTATGGTCAAGGTGCAACGCCTCCACCCGGTGCAATGCTTTTGCCAGAAATTGCAAAGCCTGACAGCGATAAAGAGGCCTACGTAGCGGGTGGAGCCTCGTAC